CCGTAAAGCACATTTTCGGGAGGGTTCGTCAAGCCCTGACCTCTGGGGGAGGCTCCCTGCCCGAAGGACCCGCTTATGAGTCTGCACAGGATGCGTGCGTCCTTGGCTATCATACGCACTAAGACCCGAGGGTTACATCCTTTACCCATAGGCGGGGACCATTACAGCCGTGCAATAATCTCGCTGCCCCCAGCAGCAAAGCAAGGAGGTATCACATGGACCCCTCAAGACGCTCACAACAGACCAACAGTGGAACCAATATTGGCGACACGCTCGACGATATCAACGACACCGTGACCGAGCTTAAGAGCCTGCTCAATCTTAGAGTTCCATTGGGATTCAGTGGCTGCCGGGTGCAGCACATGTGCTGCAGACGCGGCAGATGACAGATCGAAACGAACACGCCACTCAGTAGTAACCAGATAGTCAAGCTCAAGAACCTCTGCGGCAGGACTGCCACGGGTTGGGTTATACACGACAATTGGTGCAAAACCACTAGGCTGGATTGTGGCAGGCCATACTGCCGCAGGAGTATCAAGAGTATGAACTGGCGTGAAATCTGCCAACGTAGCCATGTTGAGAGGATAAGTTTGAACCTGCACACCACGCATGACCAACTTACCAGCTGACATCATGCGGGGACGCATAAACTGGACGAAATCTTCGCCCAAATTGTGCCAAGGCACAGCACTGCCGCCATAAGGTGTTTGCGTGCTAAGGACGCCAGCATAGAGAATACCAACAGAACTAGCAAGAGCGTTGGCATTCATGATCTGAACAGTCATGGCTGCTGGCGTCCAAGTAGCGGCAGGGCCAAGGGTGGATGTATCAACGTGATGCCACTGGGCATGGGCAGCTGGATTAGACGCTGTCTGTCCAACCGGGCAGGCAACATGAACAAGATTAGTCCAAACTGGTCCCATTCCAGTAGCAAAATCATTCTGGAAGAATCCGAACACATTCACCGCATCTTTGGTGGAGAAGCGGCGAGTAAGGCGGACAGTAAGGTAAGGACCAACAGCGCGAGGGAGAGGAAGATGGCACGAAGAAAGTGCATCCCAGCACTCAAGACCGATGCCATGCTTAGCAGGCTCCTTACGATCACGCTTATTCCCGAATGGTACTTGGGTGATAGCACCCACCCCTTGAGCTTGAGCACGGTCAGCATTAGCACGAATGCCACCATTTTGATTATTGCGTCCACGTCCCTTGCGGAACTTGGTGCGGGAAGGCTTCGACGCCACACGAGGGTTACGCATCCCTGCTCGTTTGATCGACATAATGACGAAGTGAAACAAGTGAGACAATCAGTGCGAAACGGGGGACAACTTAAACACGAGAAGCTCGTGGAATGGTGTCCGCACCGAATGTTGCATTCCCTGGACCCGGCTAGATCCACCCATTGACATGTATCCACACTCGGACGCTTGGGTAGGCATGCCCACCAAACCACAAGGATCGCCCATCTCATCAGGCAAAATGAGAATAGAGTGGCCGTATCCATCCACCTATCGCCTCGGTTTCCAAGGGAGCTGTTGGGAAACTCACTCCAAGGGTCGCCTTAACCAGGAGCCAAAATGGCGCTGGAACCAGATAGGACGATAGGTGAGCGCCTAATAGCCACGGATCATGGCGTGCGCTAGGCCTTCACCTTCAGTACGTTGGCACCGTACCCGCTAATTGGCTCATAAACCCTAGCTGGGAACTAGGATTAAGAAGGTAATTCGGTGAGCAGGGACTGGCCTCCCTATTTTACACTAGTTGGCAACAGTCACCAACAACATAGCACACTAAGTCCCGGTGCTAAGTTCCGAATGCCAAACAGCCTGTGCAATGATTCGGTAGCGCTCACTACTCACGCCGGAAACCGACGCGCCCCCTTTAATTTCTCACGAAAGGAAGTGTCGTGAGACCCCCAGGTGAAACCTAGGCTGCCGCAAGCCTAGTGCTTGATCAATAATCCGAGAACCGCATCGCGAAAGATGTCACCATCTCCCCCAATGCGAAACGCACCAGCCAGTAGCTCGATCAGACTACTGTAACAATCTTCCGTTCGAACAACGGACATCTGGACTGCAAGTTTCCTCTCCTGAACCGAGTCACCCTGGGCAAGCTGCTCCCGGTAGCGCTCGAGGATCGGACGGAAACGCTGGGCGGCGCGCGATATTGCGCCATCCATATCGGCATAGTAATCCGATTCCTTAAAACCGAAATCCTCTGGCTCAAGCTGCAAAGAGTAAATCTCATCTCTAGTCAAGTCTGTTGAGACAACCTGAGACGTATACCTGACAAACTGCTGCGAAATAGTATCACAAAGTGTCGGGTATTTGGATGCAAGCGGATACAACCGAGAAATAATACCAGGTGCAACTGCCTTCATGAATGAATCATGATCACCGGCAATTGCAGCGGTCACGGCTGCAGCATTAATCGAGTACGCCATATTGATCAGGTTACGGACCAGATCAGGTGCACACGTGCGATCCAAACCTTCCTCCAAAACAGCGAAGTGCCAACCGCAAAACTCGGCTCGCGACTTCTCCTTGCGCCAGAAGAGCTTGGGTCTATGCCCAAGCTTAACCCACCGATCATGCATCATGTCCATGAAAAGATCAGTCATAGTCAAGTTGCAATTACGGGCAAAGAAGGAAAGAATAGAGTCATCTCCTTCGAACGCCATCTTTACCCATCGGATGACACCATCCACGCATACTATCTTCGATCCTTGGGGTTGAATAAGTTTGACTGCATTCGCTCCACCAATCACCCAGCACCAACAAACCATGTTGCTTAGGAAATTGAGGATGGATGTGCCTCTGCACCCAGAACGTCGGATGGCAGGTATATAAAACTGCCAGCACTTGCCCTTCGGCAGATCGAAAGTCTCAGTCTTATCACTACTCTTGTCCTTCCGAAAATTAAGCTGAAGCTTAACCAGTTTGTTAGACGCAACACGAGCGTCTGTATGTGGAGCTGCACCAGCGGGAACAAAGCACTGTTCAACCAGCTTTGCAATAGCCTCCATCACTGGATTCTCCGTGATAGCTCGGAGATCGGCGGACATGCACGAATCCCAGGCCGAACCGTCATTCTCAACGACGGCAACAGGGACATCTGGGCCCTGCATCCCATCATCAGTTGGGTGCTTCATGCGCAGATGCTCTATTACACGCTGCATAGCCTCCATCTTAGGGAGTCCTTTAATAGAACGCTGTTTGTATCTCCTAATGAGCCAACGCTCTAGGACACCAATAAGAACCCAAGCCATGACTTGGCCCTTATCGCCGTCAGCAACAAGAAGACGAGGGGCTTTACCATGCTTGGATGGCTCAAGTTTTATGGCCGCGCAGAACTGGTAACGCGGTGCATAAGTTGCAAACAACTGGTTCAAGCAAGTCTCTGCTCGCTTGTGAGACCACTTGTTGCTCTTCCATCCAGTAATACCCAAGACATCCTGAATAATGGTCATAATATGCTTGTGATCATTCTCAACAGATTTGCACAACACATCTGTGATCTGCTTCATATCTGCGATATCTGCATCAGACATAGTCATGGATACATGAGGATCGATAATCCGACCCTGAATGGCAGCTTTGACATTCTTCACCGAGTTTTGCCAAAACAGCCGTTGTTCAATCTCCGGGAGGTATCGCACGGCCAAGGGGACAGCATCCGGGCCATCCTCAGGATCGTGTAATAAGTCGACACCACACAACCTGGAGACTGTGGTATGGATACTTGGGCCTGGGGGCACCGTTGTATCCTCCACAACTGCCGGTAGAGGGTCAGGTGTGGAGGGTTCCGGGGCAGCCTGCACAGCACTGGGATTCGACCGCTTCGGAACGGTATGAACTGACAACTTCAGAAGCCCTGATTGCACAACCGGCCAACCACAGACAGTGGTGGTCAAGATACGCGAAATGCAGTCACCATGGGCAGGGCGAGTACGCCCACCACTCACGACAGATGCCAGATAACCAAAAATCTGACCAAGAGCGTCGAAAGATAACTTATTCCCTGGGCGGTCTTTCTTATCCAACCTGTAGGTTGCAAAGTGTGTGTTCGCAGAAATAGTCGTGTTCGGTGCGCCAGCCATTTGGCCGGCAGCATACGATCGGCGCATGATCTCCAACTCACCAGATGTGATCCAAACGCTGATCAACTTGGACACGCTACGTGCGATAGTCTCACTGCTGCCAAACATGGTAGCAAAAGACCAAGGAGCTTCATCCATACAAGCTGGACAAAGACCTACACTCAACACAACCTCGAAGACATGTGTGTCCTCGGGCTCACAACGCGCACAACAGTCCTCCTTAGACAGGTTGTCGAAAATCCATCCGTGGCACTGATTGCACGCGTCACTAGAGCAGCATGCTACCCGTCTGCTGACGAGTGACATGGCCTTGATTTCCTGGAGGTTGCTGCGTCTGCACAGAGGGACTTACGACACAACAATCTCC